GACGCGGAACAGGACGGCGGTCGTCATATCGCGATACCAACAGGATGGGTAAAATCCATTACATATTTAACAAAGGACTATAAGGAAATAAATGATTGAAATAGACATAACAAAAGACATGATCGAACAGTGCAAGGCGAAAGCGCAGGACATTGGACGACTAAAAAATTCCATAACAAAAGGACAGGGCAACTTGGCGGGCATTGTGGGAGAGTATGTTACTCATCAACATTTAAAGGATTCAGAATGGCAGAACACGTATGACTACGACTTGATAGAAAATAATAAAAATATTGACGTGAAAACAAAACGCTGTTCTTCCAAACCGCGAGATAATTATGACTGCTCGGTGGCGGAGACAAGCCTTCATCAAGGGTGTGATGAATATATATTTGTGCGCATACTCAATGATCTGAGTAAGGCGTGGATACTAGGGCGCATGGGCCGTGACGCTTTCTTCAAGAAGGCAAAACACATGAAAAAAGGGCAAGTGGACAAAAGTAACAACTTTACCGTTCATGCAAATTGCTATAACTTACAGATAAAGGAGCTAGATACATTATGAACATGGACAGACTACTACAATCGGTTAAGAAACACGAAGGCTACAGAAACAAGGTCTACCTCGATACCCTAGGCAAGAGAACCGTGGGCGTCGGGCACTTATGTGTGGAGGACTTCTGGGAGGACGATAAGGAGTATTCCGAAGAAATGCTCATGAACATCCTAAAAGACGATTTAAAAAACGCCATAGAAGGCGCTGAGAGGCTTTTAAAGGACTGCCGCATACTAGATAGCCTTGCAAAAGAAATCATCATAGAGATGGTATTTCAGCTAGGAGAAACAGGTGTATCGAAATTTAAGAACATGATCAAGGCTTTAGAAGAAGGACCGGACTATCAAACGGCGGCGGTAGAAATGCTCGACAGTAAATGGGCAAAACAAACACCGAATAGAGCAGCAGCTATGAGTGCGGAGATGGCTGCGCTTGGTTGAGGACTTCTATGATCGTATGAAAAAGGAGCAGGAGTTACTAAATATGAGCTACAAGGAATCCGTTCGGCAAAAGAGAGAACGCGATAAAAAGAAGAAAATAAAAAAGAAAAGAAGATGGGAGGACTTTATGCCGTTTTATTCACAGTGGTATTGGACACGGGATTGGTTGGGACGAAAATGTAAAGCTTGGTATCACGGTCCAAGAATTAATTGGATGTTCCTAGAGAGATGGGAAAAGAAAAGGAAAAAGAAGAAATGAAAATACTTATACTCACAGGATTGGTTGTTATTATTATTCTATTGGCCCTCATTGCCATAATGATTTATGCCATAGGAGAACATTTATCCCATAAATAAAACATCTTGATCCCAACGGCCCTTTAGGTATATAACGGAAAGTTCACCCCAAAAATAAACCAAAAGGAGAAAAAGATGACGGTAGAAGAAATGCAAAGTATCATTGTGTACTTGACAGATAAAGTAGAAAAATTAGAAAAAACCCAGTGCAGATGTAACGATGATAAGACAGCAGTTTCACCGCCAGAGAAATATGTAACAAATTATGATGAAGATGAGGAGTGTCTGACGTGTTCAGCTTAGCCTTACTTAACGCTTCCGCCGTATACGAAGGCCTAAACGACGACGGCGGCGGTTCTTACGCTTCTTCGAACCGACCTTTCTACGTCCCTTATGTCCTTTTCTCTTTAAATCGGCTTTGCTCATTTCTTTCTTGACGTGTTCAGCTTAGCTCTTTTTCCTTCTTTTTGCGCTTATACGAAACACCGAAAAATTCCTTTAGGTCCTTTTCTGTTTTCTCGTATTTTTCGTTTCTAGGTTCAAATTCCTTTATTAATTTTTGAAGAACAACATATAGCACGGTCCGTGATCCGTCTAAATCTGTGCCTGCTAAAACCTGTCCTTCACTTGTTCTGTATTTCAGCGTAATGTCATCCGAACATTCTTGAATGCGCCGTGAAACATGATTTGCCATCTCTAACATAGCATCTTTAAACTCTCTTTTTTGCATTAGTACTCCTATCTTGATCCCACTGTTGTATACTACCGCGCCAAAAATCTTTTTCCTTGCGCTCTAGCTGTTCCCACCTAGCCTTTTTAAATCCTTCTCTGTCAAACCTGTAGCGAATATTTTTTGCTCGTTTGTCATACTTTGTTTCCTCAGACATTGACACCTTTAAGTGGATTTTCCATAGAAAAATGCACATTAAAGGCCATAGAGCGTCTTTCTCCTTCACTTCTGAAAGGATAGACTTGATGTGTAAGCCAACTAGGAAATAAGTAAAAATCGCCCACTTCCGGTTTTACAAGAAAACTGTGACGGGCAAAATGATTGGGCACGGAGCCTAAAAATTCTAGACAGCCAGCCGTAGGATGATGATCTTCTTTTTTATATTCTTCCTCATAGTTGGGGGGAACTTTGAGAAAACATACACCCGATAAATTTGAATCGTGAATATGCATCGGGTTAAAATCACCTGCTACTTGGCTGACTGCCCACACACGAAATGAAACTTTCGTCCCTTCTGGGAGATAGTCGGGAAGAACATTTTTCGCGTATTCTTGTGATATGGTTGCAAGAAACTCTGGAAAAGTCTTAATAGCCATATGATCTATGCTAATTTCTTTCTTTACATTTCCTGCGAGATTGTGGCTCCAATCTCTTTCCTTACTTAATTTTTTGTCCTTTAAGACTTTATCTGCTTGCTTGTTGAGAGCGTCAACGTAGAGGTCGGGTAACTTGGTCTTGAGAATACTTGGCCCGAACGGTTGATAGATATCAAAACCAATTTCTTTTTGTTCTGTTTTAACCATCAAAATTTTCCGGGTTCTGCATTAGTTCTTTTTCATGCTCTTTCCATAATCGTCTTCCCTCAGACAATGTCATTTCCCATTCAACAACATTAAATTCTTTCGTTGAACCGTCCGTGTAATGAACACGAACTCGGTCAACTAGTTCCCCGGATTCGGGATGTTTTTGTTGGAATCGTGAGACTCCACTAACTATTTTTTTTGTCATCCTTTTTAGGAGGCGCTGAAAAATAGGTCGCCCTCATTTTCACAATTGTGTCACTCAATCCATTTTTTGCTAGAATAATATTTTTTAATTCTTCAATGTGATCTGCGTGATCATGATCTTTACTTGTAATGTAAGTCGGATTACTTGTTAATAATACTTCTTTAGCTTCAAGCTCTGATAATTCTCCTTGTATTTTATTTAAAACAGCAACATATAATGCCTGTTTAATCTGCGGGTCTGACATGGTTATCCTCTCCGTTGGTTAGTGTTGGTGTTTCTTCTTCTTTATCAATTAAGTAACGTAAAAGGGATGCCATAGACATATAATTTTTTTCTGCTATGGGCTTGGCCTTTTTATACGTATTTATATTGATCGCGACAGATTTATATTTTTTTATGTCGGTCATTTCTTTCTCCTATATATGGTATGTTTATTCATACGAGGCCATATATATGGGATTTTATAAAAATGTCAAGGATTTTTGTTCGCTAAAACTTCATCCATTCTAAATAATAATGGGTAATCTCTTAAAAGAGAAAGAATAACATCTTTCAATTTTGTCTTGTATAAAGGGTCTTTTGCGTAAGAATCTAACGTATCAACTAATGCAAATACATCAACCTCTCCCTGTATAACCTGTTTCATTCGTAAATCACGGTATTCTTTAAAAAACAAACTAGTATTTAATAACTCTATATAGTCAGCAACGCTTTCACATTTGTTGCCATATTTTTTTAATAGAACCATGCCACGTAAAGATTTTATATATGGCTCTGTTTTATCTGTCTGTATAATACCATAAAAATTATTGGCCTTTCTTGCAAATCGAGAATTTCCCCAACTAGATTCTATGATAGCCTGTCCTACACTTAATACAATAACAGCACGATCAAAAGGATTGCTGTCCGCATTATATGTGACAGTGCATTCTGCAATTCCCTGTACGAATTGGTCCTTGTCATCTTTGGCGTAGTCAAAATCAAATCCGTTTAAAATAGGATTACACAACACAAGCAGTGTCGCGCAAAGCTCTTTAAGCATCATTTTCTATTATTTTTTTTTTCCGTAGTGAACTGTCAAATGCTTCCATTTCCATGCAGAATGTTTCTATGTACACGGTATTTCCCCTTCGCAATTCATAATCAGAAATTTGATTTTCCGCCAATACTCTGCTGTTTTCACATTCTTCTTTTTCCAAATAACCACCAAAACCTTTGTAGGCAATGGCAGGCGTATTAGGATATGACATTAATGCCATTAAAAACCATATTTTTATCATTATTCATCCTTGTCAAAAAACTCCAATTCCACACCTAATTTAATTTGTTCCTTGGTCCGTTGTCGACATATGCGTGTGCCGGGCTTCCATGACTGTCTGTAGCTATTAGTTTTTACATCAATCTTACGCACATTTCCAGTCTTTTGATGCACTAAAACCATATCAATAGGCCCTGTTCCCTGTACATTACGAAAAACCCAGTATCCTTCTTCTAAAAACTTTATAACGGCTTTAAATTCATTAACGTCGCCTACTTTTTGTTTATCTCTCCCCATGATGGTCCAATCTCCATGTCTACTTTCAATGGCACTTTAAGTTCCACTGTGTTTTCCATCACTTCCTTGATCCGTGATGCTTGTTCCTTGCTCTGAATCGAACAATTTAGTTCATCGTGCACCTGTATGTGTGATATTATTCCTTCTTCATATAAATCGACCATTGCTTTTTTTGTCATGTCAGCACTAGAGCCTTGTATTAATCTATTCAATGCCTTGTACGTCCATGCACGTTTTAAATTTTGTCCGTATTCTTTTTCCGCCTCCCACAATGGCAAAGGTTTATGAATACCAAAGGCTCGTGGTTCCCATTTATCAAAACGACATTTACGGCCAAGCAGTGTACGAAGGAAACCTACGTTCTCCGCTTTCCGTGTTGCCTGTTCCATTAGCTGTTTGACAAAGGGTACGTTCGCATGAAAACGAGCAAATAAATCTTCTGTCTCATCTCTATCTAAACCTAACTCACTCGATAGTTTTCCTTTTCCCATACCATACATCATACCAAGATTAATGGTCTTGGCAGTACGGCGGTCTATGCCCGCCATGTCGGCAACGGCTTGATGAAAGTCTGGATCTTTTGTTTTATAAGATTCAATAACCTCGTCGGCGCCTTTCAAACCGCCACCGGTCAAGGCGGCAAAGTGCACAAGAACACGTGGCTCTTGCTGAGAGTAGTCGAAACTACCCCACTTGCAACCTTCGTCTGGGACGAAGATTGATCGTATCAACGGCCCGATATCTTTATTGCGCGCAGGAATTTGCTGTAGGTTTGGATTAGCATAACTAAATCTTCCTGTTACAGTTCCTCCTGTTTCACCACGCATTTGATTAATATCGGCGTGAATTCTACTGTGGTAAGAGTGTGTAAGAATTGTGTCAATAAAAGTTGTACGAGCTTTATTAAATTCTCTTGCCGTGACAATCATTTTAGCCAAGGGATGTTTGTGTGTAACTAAAAAGTTTTTATCAAACTTTGGTTGCTCGGACTTTGGTGTACGTTCATATTTGATATTTAATTTATCAAATGCTTTGGCTACACTTACAGCCGCCCATACATCCACATCAACACCAGTGTCTTTTTTAACTTGTAATAAGATTTTATCTTCTTTTTTTTGTAAATTCTTTTTTATTTTTTCGGCCTTACTTAAATCAACACGCACTCCTTTTGTTTTCATGTCTAACAGGCAAGGAAATAATCTTGTCTCTAAATCAAATATACTTGATAACTCTTGCTTAATTAATTCTACTTTAAAGTATTGCCATAGTCTTAGTGTAAGATCCGCGTCTTGCTCCGCATAAGGACCAACATACATAGCCGGTAGTTTATACATTTCTCCTTTTGCATCAACGCCCCATTCTCTTGCGGCTTCATACAGCAAGGCTTCTGATTTTGTATCTTTTAAATAATCTTTACCTAATTCGTTTAGTGAATACCGAAATCTATTTTCATCTATTAGTGGAGCGGCAATCAGTGTATCAATAATTTTTCCTTTTACTTCTACTCCCCACCAACGTAACCACCCTACATCATAACTGGCATTGTGAAAAATTTTATCACAAGGCAAGTCCATAATCTTTTGTACTTTTCTTTTAAGTATGGCTTCATCAAAATTACCACCACCCTCATGACGTATAGGAAAATACCCTTTCCAACCTTCCACAGCAATAGCCACACCAGCTATATATCCATTATCAATAGCCCAACCCGGACCTTTTGTTTTTAAATCCGGATCATATGTTTCTAAATCGACAGCAATTTCTTTAGCATCGGATAAATTAGGTATATCTTCTGGAGGAGTCCACTCACTTGGTGGCTGAAATAAAGGTATTTGTGTCATTAGCTTTCCTTATTTAATAGTTCTTGCGTTATATCTTCTATTTCTCCGGCAATGGCCGCATATCCCGCCATGTCTACATAACAATCTTCTGTTGGTCTATGCTTTAATCTTGCTACTTTAACAAGCAACATACATATAGCCACATCGTGAGGAGATATTTCGTAACTTAAATAATCACTCCATAACTTAGAAATATTAACATGGTTCATGTACTTATCGCCATAATCTCTTTCTCTTGGTCCTTTTATTACTTTAAGAGTTTTTTCTAAATATTCTCTACTGTCCATCTTTCTCCTGTTTCTGTTTCATAAATTGTAAATC